ATGTGGTACTGCCGTACTTTTGGATCCCTGAGGATAACATCGACCTTCGAGTTCGTAGGGATCATGTTCCCTATGACCTATGGGAAAAACAAGGTTCTCTTCAAACCACCGAAGGTAACGTCGTCCACTATGGCTTCATCGAAGCATTCATCGAAAAGCTCGGAGAAAAGTATAATATCCAGGAAATCGCCTTTGACCGTTGGGGTGCTGTCCAAATGGTTCAAAACCTTGAGGGCATGGGCTTCACGGTTGTTCCATTTGGTCAGGGATTCAAGGATATGTCTCCCCCAACAAAGGAACTAATGAAATTAACCCTGGAGGAGAAGCTTTCTCACGCCGGACATCCTGTGCTTCGATGGATGATGGATAACATCTTCATTCGAACCGACCCTGCTGGGAACATCAAGCCAGACAAGGAGAAGAGCACTGAAAAGATCGACGGTGCAGTTGCAACAATTATGGCGCTAGATCGATCACTGCGTACTGAACGGAAAAGTAGTGTTTATGATGATCGAGGGATATTTGTTTTGTAAATTAATTGAATACCCTAAGGGAACTAAACGATTTCATAATTGTCCAGAGAATGTGATATGCTACAATTAAAGTCATTCTCAAAGCTTTGGGATTCGTTAGATAAGATAAATAAATTTTCCGAGGGGGTATCTATGGTTTTACAAATTGAATTAGTCCCAAGATCAGCATGGGGATCAAGTCTTAGTAAATTACTTAAACCATCTGATTGGGCAAAAATCCGAAAACTTGCTATTAAAGATCAGAATTTGACCTGTTATTCATGTGGGGAAAAATTCACTAGTTTAGATGCCCATGAAGTTTGGAATTTCGATGAAAAACATCGTCTTCAAAAACTCGTTGGAATTATAGGGGTTTGCAAAGCTTGTCACAATACAATTCACTTTGGAAGGGCACAGAAAATAGGTACTGATAAGGAAGCGATTCAGCAATTTTTGAAGGTCAATGAATGTGATCTGATGGATTTTGAAATGCATAAAATGGAGGCAGCATCTAAATTTTTTAGTTTAAGTAAAATAGCCAATTGGGAACTGGATGTCTCTTGGCTGCATGAGAGACTTAAGTATCCTGTTGATGAATTAATTCTCCCTGCCGGAGTTATTACAAAGTAAAATTTTAAAGCATATACGGATGTAGGTGCTATATCATCGATTTTAGATTTATTGCTCATGATTTTATTGCATCTAGCAAAGACATACTAAAAGATGGAATCTACATGTCAGAACCAAAAATAATCAACAATAAATAATATTACCGATGAGCATCTACAAACGTAGGTGCTTTTTTCATGCCTAGATTATGGAGGTGTTGCCCATGGGCATTTTATCTATGTTTTTCAAATCTAGAGACAAGCCAAGAGACTACTACTCTGGATCAAACTACTCGTTCCTTTTCGGCGGTACGACCAGTGGAAAAACCGTGAATGAGTTCACCGCGATGCAGACGACCGCGGTTTATTCTTGTGTCCGGATCCTCTCTGAAGCCTTGGCCTCCCTGCCGCTGCATGTTTATCGCTACACTTCCACTGGCAAAGAACGGGTCTACGATCACCCGCTCTACCATATCCTCCATGATGAGCCGAACTCGGAGATGACATCCTTCGTCTTTCGGGAAACACTCATGAGTCATCTGCTCATCTGGGGAAATGCCTATGCTCAGATCATTCGAGACGGAGCTGGACGGGTGGTAGCTCTCTATCCGCTGCTGCCAAATAAAATGGAAGTCTGGCGGGATAAAAGCGGTGAGATCTACTACACCTACTCCAGAACTTCGGATGAAAACTATCGTGACGGACCAGCAGTCCTTCGAAGGCAGGATGTGCTGCATATCCCTGGGCTAGGTTTTGATGGACTCCTTGGATATTCACCCATTGCCATGGCCAAAAATGCTGTGGGAATGACCATCGCGTGTGATGAATATGGAGCCAGCTTCTTTGCCAATGGAGCCAATCCAGGAGGAGTGCTAGAGCATCCAGGGGTATTGAAGGATCCGAAAAAGGTCCGCGACTCCTGGAACGATGTCTACAGAGGATCGAATAATGCCCATAAGGTGGCGGTTCTTGAGGAAGGCATGAAGTACCAACAAATCGGGATTCCACCGGAAGAGGCCCAGTTCCTCGAGACCCGGAAGTTCCAGATCAATGAAATCGCGCGGCTCTACAGGATCCCGCCACATATGGTTGGTGATCTGGAGAAGTCGAGCTTTTCAAACATCGAGCAGCAGTCGCTTGAGTTCGTAAAGTACACCCTGGATCCCTGGGTCATTCGCTGGGAGCAGGCGCTGCAGCGATCCCTCTTTCTCCCTAAAGAGAAAACCGAGTATTTCATCAAGCTCAATGTCGATGGCCTTCTTCGAGGCGATTATCAGAGCCGGATGAATGGATATGCCATCGGTCGCCAGAATGGCTGGCTGTCCTCGAATGATATTCGTTTGCTCGAGGATTTGAACCCAATCCCGGAGGAGGAAGGCGGGAACCTTTATCTCATTAACGGTAATATGACAAAACTAAAGGATGCCGGCGCATTCGCCCACACGGCTACCCCAAATCAAGAGGAAGGAAGTGAAGCACTTGAACCGTAAATTTTGGAACTGGGTTAAAGATGACACCGGGAGTACTCTGTATCTCAATGGTCAAATCTCCGACGAGACCTGGTTCGGTGACGAGGTAACCCCGAAGATCTTCAAAGATGAACTGGACCTTTGCACAGGCAACATCACCGTTTGGATCAATTCACCAGGTGGCGACGTCTTCGCCGCAGCACAGATCTATAACATGCTGATGGACTACAAGGGCGATGTGACCATCAAAATCGATGGACTCGCGGCTTCAGCGGCTTCTGTCATAGCCATGGCAGGCACTGAAGTATTGATGTCGCCGGTGGCCATGATGATGATCCATAACCCCATGACCGTTGCCATTGGCGATACCCAGGAGATGCAGCGGGCAATTGAGATGCTCTCCGAAGTCAAAGAATCCATCATCAATGCCTACGAGATTAAATCTGGACTTTCCCGATCAAAGCTCGCCCGGCTGATGGATGGAGAAAGCTGGTTTAATGCCAAGAAAGCCATTGAACTGGGCTTTGCCGACAAGATGTTATTTCAAGACGACAAACAGGCTGAAGAGTTGGAAGCTGTGATGTTCTCACGAACGGCAGTGACCAACTCTTTACTTTTGAAACTCATCCCGCTCAAACCTGAGAATAAAACACCCATCGAACAGTTGGACAAACGACTGAGTTTACTGGCTCACTAAATTTTAGGAGGATATTATTATGAACTCAATTCTTGAACTGAGAGAAAAGCGCGCCAAGGCCTGGGAAGGGGCTAAAGCATTCCTGGATTCTAAACGCGGCAATGATGGCCTGCTCTCTGGAGAAGATACCCAAACCTACGAACGGATGGAATCCGATGTCATGAACCTTGGTAAGGAGATCGAACGGCTCGAGCGCCAAGCGTCAATTGATGCGGAGCTCTCTCGGCCCACTGCCTCTCCCCTCACTAATCATCCGGGATCCAATATGACCGGTGAGATGAAGAAAGGCAAAGGATCTGATGCCTATCGCGACGCCTTCTGGAAAGCCATGAGGAATAAGAATAGCTACGACATCCACAACGCCCTGCAGATCGGCACGGACTCCGAAGGCGGTTATCTGGTCCCGGATGAATTCGAGCGCACCCTCATCGAGTCCCTGGAGGAAGAGAACGTCTTCCGTAGTATCGCTAAGGTCATTACGACTTCTTCGGGTGATCGTAAGATTCCGGTCGTGGCCACCAAAGGCACTGCCTTCTGGGTGGATGAGGAAGGCGCGATCCCGGAATCTGATGATGCTTTCGGTCAGGTTTCCATCGGGGCGTATAAGCTCGCCACCATGATCAAGGTTTCTGAGGAGCTCTTGAACGACAACGTCTTTAACCTGGAGGCCTACATCGCTAAGGAATTTGGCCGCAGGATCGGAGCTAAGGAAGAGGAAGCCTTCTTCATCGGTGATGGCACCGGTAAGCCCACTGGCATTTTCAACGCTACTGGCGGCGCGCAGCTTGGCATTACGGCAGGGTCTGCCACGGTCATCACTATCGATGAGGTCATGGATCTTTTCTATAGCCTCAAATCCCCTTACCGAAAAAACGCCATCTTCGTGATGAACGATGCGACGGTGAAAGCCATTCGCAAGCTCAAGGATGGCAGCGGGCAGTACATCTGGCAGCCCTCCATTCAGGCAGGTGCTCCCGATACGATCCTGAACCGTCCGGTGAAAACTTCCGCCTATGTTCCCACCATCGCATCTGGTGCTAAGTCCATTGCCTTCGGCGACTTTGGTTACTACTGGGTGGCTGACCGTCAGGGCAGATCTTTCCAGCGCCTCAACGAGCTCTTTGCTGCAACCGGCCAGGTGGGCTTTAGGGCCACGCAGCGGGTTGATGGGAAGCTGATCCTGCCTGAGGCCATCAAGGTCCTCCAGCAGAAGGTATAGCCATGAGTAACGTAAAAAACTATATGGAACCAGGTGGCGAGAAGACCGTCATCGGTGGAACGCTAGAGATTTTGGAGGGTGGCAAGGTTTTAGGCTTCCCTTCTGAATTTACTCCTGTTGCATTCCAGGCTGATTCCACTGCTACTACCATTGCCGGTCTGGTGGTTGATTTCAATGCCCTGCTTACCAAACTTAAAGAGGCTGGGAACATGGCCCAGAGCTAGTGAAGGGAGGGCGACATGATGACGCTCCTGGAAAAAGTCAAAGCACATTTAATTCTCGAGCACACAAAAGATGACGAGCTCCTACAAAGTTACATTGATGCCGCCACTCGCTATGCGGAAAGCTACCAGCACGTTCCTGAGAATCACTATGCTGAAAACCCAATGTCTGCGACAACACAGCAAGCCGTCACGATGCTCTCATCCCATTTTTATGAATCAAGGGATGGCAGTACGGGCGGCTTTTTCGCGGACAATGTCCAGGCATCGCAGCAGGTATGGAATACCGTTAATACGCTCCTGCGCCTTGACCGGGATTGGAAGGTGTAGAGATGAGCTATGGAAAGATGAATAACTTCATCGACATCATTGAGAACGTAACGGGCAAGGATTCTGAGGGCTTCCGGACTCGAGGCGAACAGATCATCGCATCCGTCAGGGCTTACCGAGAAGGTCGGCATGGCAATGAGAAATGGGCCAATCGAGCCGTATTCTCTGAAGCAACAGATCTCTTTCGCTTCCGCAAGATCCCGGATGTGACGGTGACTGCCCAAATGATCATCGCCTGCAGCGGTGGACGCTTTGAAATCACATCAGTGGAAGACATCAAGGGCCGCGGTATGTACATTGAAGTCTTGGCTAAGGAGGTGGCACCAAGTGGCTAAAGCATCATTCAAACTCCCGGAGGATTTCCTGCTGAAACTTTCAAAACTTGGTGAGAAGACGGATCAGATCATTCCTAAGGTCTTGAATGCCGGTGCCAAAGTAGTAGAAGCGAAGGTCAAAAGTAACCTTGAAAGCGTGATCGGCAAAGGAACGAAGGCTGACAGTCGGTCAACGGGTGAGCTCGTCGCATCCCTTGGTATTTCCGAAGCCCGGCAGGATAAGAAGGGTAACTTCAATGTGAAGGTCGGCTTTTCCGAGCCGCGTCGGGATGGCGAGACCAATGCTCTCATCGCAACGGTCCTAGAGTATGGCAAGCAGGGCCAGCCCCCAAAGCCTTTTTTAAAACCTGCTTACACATCAAGTAAGAACGCTTGTATTGAGGCGATGGAGACCGCTTTTGAACAGGAGGTGGAGAATATTTGAGTATCCTGACCGAACTTAATGCGCTGCTCTCTCCATCGATTTCAGTCGAGACCGGGGTGTTCTCAGAGGTTCCACCAGCGTCCTATGCAGTCTTAACGCCCCTGACTGAGACCTTTGATCTATTTACCGATGATAAACCGCGCCATGAAACTCAGGAGGTGCGCATCTCCCTCTTTGATCAGGGAAACTATATTTCACTGAAAAACCAAATTACCCATGCCCTGCTTCAGGCTGATTTTACAATCTCAGATCGCAGGTATCTGGGTCATGAAGATACTACCGGCTATCATCACTATGCCATTGACGTGGCAAAACATTATGAACTGGAGGGATAACGAAATGGCAACAATCGGATTAGACAAACTCTACTATGCCAAAATCACGGAAGATGTCAGCGGTAATGAAACCTATGGCACGCCTAAGCAGCTCGCAAAGGCCATGACCGCTGAACTTTCTGTGGAACTGGCAGAGGCTACGCTATATGCAGATGACGGTCCAGCGGAGATCGTGAAGGAATTCAAATCCGGTGTTCTAGCCCTGGGCATCGATGATATCGGCGTAGCAGCCGCTGAGGACCTTACCGGTGCAAAGCTTGACGATAACCATGTAGTCGTCTCTGCCAGTGAAGATGGCGGGAGTCCTGTGGCCGTTGGCTTTCGAGCCAAGAAGTCCAATGGGAAGTATCGCTACTTCTGGCTCTACCGTGTGGTCTTTGGCATCCCGGCGACGAACCTTGCCACCAAGGGCGACGCCATCACCTTTTCTACGCCCACCATAGAAGGCACCGTTTTGCGCAGAAATAAGATCGATGCCAACAACAAGCATCCCTGGAAGTCTGAGGTCAACGAAGATGATCTGAGTGTTCCGTCTGCAGTGATCACTGGTTGGTACGGCGAAGTGTATGAACCAGTCTTTGGGGTGACCCCGTAATGGAGGATAAGCATATGGAAAATGAAAGAAGTGCATTAATCAACATTGGTGGTAAAGAGTATGAAATGCTCCTAACCACCAAAGCCACGAAAGAGATCGCCAAGCGTTATGGCGGTCTTTCTAATTTGGGCGAAAAGCTCATGAAGAGTGAAAACTTTGAACTGGCCCTAGATGAGATCGTCTGGCTGATCACGCTTCTGGCCAATCAGTCGGTGCTGGTCTATAACCTACAAAATAAGGATAAGATGGATCTCCTGACGGAAGAGACGGTGGAGCTTTTGACTTCTCCCTTTGAGCTGGCCGAATACAAGAATGCCATCATGGATGCCATGGTAAAAGGCACTAAACGACATGTGGAAAGTGAAGAAGAAGCCTCAAAAAACGTCCAGGTCGGGTAAGTGACGAGGAGTTATTTGCCCGACTGATCTTCTATGGGGTGTCACTGCTTAACCGGTCGGAAGATGATATATGGCTGATGCCCTTAGGACATCTCTTGGACCAGTGGGAAATCTACAAACAGTTCCATGGCCTGGCCAGAGCAAAGCGAGAGTATTTTATCGACGAGATTATTCCAAGCTGGATCTAAGGAGGTGAGAAAATGGCAGATAACTTCGGGTTAAAGATTGGCGTCGAGGGCGAGAAAGAATTCAAAAAAGCCCTCTCAGAGATCAATCAATCCTTTAAGGTCCTGGGCTCTGAGATGAAACTCGTCGAATCAGCATTTGGCAAAAATGAAAACGGCATCGAATCTCTAACCGTCAAGAATGAAGTCCTGAATAAGCAGATCGATGCCCAAAAAGATAAGATCGAAACCCTCCGCAAAGCCCTGGAGAATGCCTCTGCCTCCTTCGGTGAAAATGATCGTCGAACTCAAAACTGGGCTGTTCAGCTCAATAATGCAAAAGCCGAGTTAAACGGCATGGAGCGTGAGCTCAAAGGTAATGAAAAAGCCCTGGACCAAGTGGCTGATGAGTTTGATGACGCTGAAAAACAAGCTGACCAGTTTGGCGATGAGCTCGATAAAGCTGCGAAGGATGCGGATTCAGCAAAGGGTAAGTTTGAAAAATTAGGATCCGTCGTCAAAGGCATCGGCGTTGGTATGGGCGTCGCCTTTGCCGCTGTTGGCGCTGCTGCGGTCGGTGCTGGGAAAGCCCTGGTGGATATGACTATTGAATCAGCGGCTTATGCCGATGAGATGCTCACCCAATCCACCGTCACCGGCATGAGCGTCGAGAGCCTACAGGCATACAGTTATGCAGCAGACCTGGTTGACGTCTCACTGGATTCTTTAACCGGCTCCATGGCAAAGCAAATAAAGTCCATGTCCACTGCCCGTAACGGAACCGGTGCTGCAGCCGAAGCCTATGCCAAGCTGGGTGTTAAGGTCACCGATTCCCATGGCAAGCTCCGAGATGGGGAGAAGGTCTACTGGGAAGTCATCGATGCCCTGGGCAAAGTCACTAATGAAACCGAACGCGATGCCCTTGCTATGCAAATCCTGGGTAAAAGTGCTCAGGACTTAAATCCTCTCATTGCCCAAGGTAGTGAAGGCATGGCTGCCCTGACTGATGAGGCCCATAAGATGGGAGCAGTCCTCTCTGAGGAAAGCATCAGTAAGCTTGGTGCCTTTGATGATTCAGTGCAGCGGCTCTCACAAGGGGCTGAAGCAGCAAAAAGAGTCATGGGAACTGTGCTCTTGCCGCAACTACAGACTCTAGCCGATGGAGGCACTACGCTACTGGGTGAGTTCACCACAGGCCTAGCCGAAGCTGGTGGAGATTTCAACAAAATCAGTGAAGTTATCGGTGAAACTGTTGGCGGTCTTGTTGACCTGATTATGGAGCACCTACCACAAATCATCCAAGTTGCCATGGATATTGTCATGGCCATTGTAGATGCCATCGTCGAGAACCTCCCTATGCTGGTAGAATCCGCTACATCCATTATTATGACCCTCTTGCAGGGACTCATTGAAGCGTTGCCTGCCCTCACGGAAGGCGCGCTGCAACTTGTCCTAACGCTCGTCCAAGGGATCATTGATAATCTCCCGGCCCTCATTGAAGCGGCTATCCAGATGATCGTGACGCTGGCTCTAGGGATCGCTGAAGCGCTGCCGGAGCTGATTCCTTCCATTGTCTCTGCCATACTTCTCATTGTACAAGTGCTACTCGAGAACATGGATCAGATCCTGGCCGCGGCCTTTGCAATCATCCAGGGACTAGCCCAAGGGCTCCTGGAGGCCCTACCGGAGCTTGTCGAGGCACTCCCTGAAATCATCCTGACCATCGTCGATTTCATTACGGAGAACCTACCAGAGATCATCGCCATGGGTATTGAACTCACGATTCAACTGGCAGCCGGTCTCATTGAAGCGATACCTCAACTCGTCGAACGTCTCCCAGAGATCATCACAGCGATTGTCAGTGGTCTTTCCGAGGCCGTCACTTCTGTGTTTGATATCGGTAAGAACATCGTGTCGGGGCTTTGGGATGGTATCAAATCAATGGACAACTGGCTCACCGATTCTGTGGGCGGATTCTTCGGCGGGATTATTGACGGAGCGAAAAATCTTCTAGGCATTCACTCCCCCTCCACCGTCTTTGCCGGCATCGGCTCGAACATGGGCCTGGGAATAGGCGTTGGATTCACCGACGCTATGCGAGGTGTGGAAGACGACATGAAAAAAGCCATCCCCACGAAATTTGACGGTCCCAATATTGATGTTAATGCTGTCAGCCAGGGTGTTTCAAGAACTGGTGCGCAACCGACTTCTACTCAGGCGGGTGGCGCAACCAATAACTACGAGATTGTGATCAACAATCCCAAACCAGAACCTGCCTCAGAAAGTGTTCGAACAACGCTCCTGAAGCACTCTTATGGTTTGGTTTAGGAGGTGATGAAATGGCAAGAGAACAATGGAGCTTTCACGGAACCGATCTTTCTGTACGCGAGAAATGGGATGTGGAGGAAGTGCTGGAGGGCATTGGCATCCCACCTTACCGCGGGAGTGATCTTGGGGTACCCTTCCAGCATGGCAAGCGCTGGATCAAGAAACGGTTTGACCGGAGAAAGGTGGTCCTCTCCATGTGGATCAAAGGAGCAAATCGGGAGAGATTAGATCAGCATATCGATGAGTTTTTAAAAGGGATCGGGATCCCCGGGATCCACCCACTTCGCCGGGTCATGAAAAATGGTGAGATCCGGGAAGCCCAAGGCGAACTTTGTGCGGCCATTCACTTCGCTCGAAAAGGTCCAGGTTATGCGAAGTTCGCCCTGGAGATTGAGCTGGCCGATCCGTTCTTCTATGGTGCAGTCAAACACTCTGACACCAGGGCGGTCACAGGGAGCACCCTGTCATGGATTCACAATAACCCGGGATCCGCGCCGTGCAGCGACATGATCATCAAACTTCAGGGACCCCTGGCAAATCCAATTTTGCGCCATAAAAGCAGCGGAATCTGGCTTCAGTTTATGGGCGTGATTGAGATCGGAGAAACCGTCATTCTTGATACCGGCAGTTTCAACTGCGCTAAAGATGGATCTAATCTAATCTCTGCGCTCTACCATGGCGGTGATACCTATTGGATGAATTTAGATGCAGGCTCAAATGAGTTAGAAATTGAAACAACAGTTACTGGGGGCAGTATCACGATCGAATATTACCCACCATTTTTCTAGGAGGACTATCAATGATTAAGCAAGGAAAAAAAGAACTGGTATACACCAAAGAGGTGAGTCCAGGAAAACTCTATGAAGAAATCTATGCGACTGCTCCGGAGCTAGCTCCAGAATTGGATGCAGCCGGGGAGATCATAGTTTATGTGCGTATCTTCACCAACGGGGACACACTTAAGCTTTGGATCCCCGAGGAATACGATGCTGCGCTTTTTGATAAAATCGTCGAAGACCATGTGATTGAAATAGAAATCAAGGAGGTCGCTGAGTAATGGGGTATTCAGAAATTCTCCACAGGAGGATTCCCTATGATATCAACGGGACTGTCGTAGGGCATCGCGCTTCAAACACCTATGCCAATGGATTATCCAGCTGGTTAACATCCAGCCAGACAGGAGAACTAAATGATGAGGATACCACCACCATGCTCAGTGGAGATTACTCCGCTTTGTGGTTCTTCTTTCCAGAGAGAATGGAAATCGAAGCTGGAATGTATGCAGTAGAATACGCAGGTTATGGTACATCACCTGACCTATATGAGTTGCAGGGCAGTAATGACACCACCAATGGCATGGATGGAACCTGGGAGACTGCGGTTTTTCCATCCGGAAAACCTTTTGTATCCAATCCAGGAATTTATTATTGGCGAGAAGTCATTAAGCCCATTTCCTTTTCTACCACTTATAAGGTCATTCGCTTCCGAGCAGGTCATGGCTATGGTGGTGTCCGTTTTGTTCACCTCTACGGCAGAAAAGCAGCCGGTGAAACCCCCACCGATATCTTGTTTTGTGACACGGCTGGGAATGAGAAGACTGCATTAAAGGACTGGGGTGATCGGCCGGAAGGCACGACCGTCATCGATACCTTCAAACTGAAAAACTCAAGCCTGATCAAGGTCGCTAGTAATGTCAATCTTCAGCTCAACCACGCCGATCTAAGCTTGTCTTTCTATGAAGAAGGCCCCTGGACTGCCACCCTCGACATTACCAGCATTGCTCCGGGCAGCTTAAGTTCAACAATCTATGTTAGACATACTTTAGGGGAGCCGCTGTTAATCCTTGGACCCAGAGCGGGGCGCTGCATAGTCACTGTCGGAAGCTGGCTCTAGGAGGTGAAGTAAATGGGACTACCAGTCATTAATCTTGTGTCTCCGCAAAGCTTAGAGAACTTACCGTCTCTTGTGGTGCATTTTGACGCCATATATACCGATCCAGATAAAAATGCGGTAGCCACCAGCATCCTCTTTGAGACTGACCGAGTGAACACTTTTGACAGCCCGCAGTTCCTCCAGGTGACCTATTCGAATGTTGCCCACAACTCCACCGTCCGGGTAATCGAGAGTCTTCAGGAGGGTACCTGGTATTGGCGAGTTACCGCAATTAATCCTGATGGAACGACGGTGTCCCAGATAAGATCCCTGACCATCTCTACAATCATAAAAAGAGCTCTCTCCTTTTATGCTAATGTAGCAAAGGCCTTGATACCTTGGGGGAATAAACGGATCTTAGCCCAGTATGCGAATGTGTCAAAACAAACGGTGGCTTGGGGCAATAAAAGAGCTTGGATCCAATATGCATCAATTACCAAAGCTATGGTAAATTGGTCCAGCAAGCGAGCCCTAGCGCATTATTCGAACATCACCAGTGATCCTCCTTTCCCATTCATTGAACGACTTTCAACCCGGCGCGGACCTCAAGGGGCACATGTAACGATCTACGGTTCTGGATTTGGATTCACCAATCTCAATGACTCTCAAAATGCAAATCGCTTCCTTCGCGGCTATGGAGGTTTGGTGTATCTAGGGACCACATCCTGTGGAATTGTCTCCTGGAGCTGGAATAAGATCGTGATTCAAGTGCCGATTGGAGCACAAAGCGGTGCGATCAAAGTCCAATTGACGGTTCCAACTTCAAGGGACAGTAACCTCAAAGGCTTCGAAGTCTACGAGGGGATCCCGACAGATGATGTTGGTATTGAGCTTTTCCTCTGTGAACGCACCAGCCCGAATCTCATCGTACGCCAACTGGATTTAGCAAAGAATAAGGCGTTTCAGCTCCTTCAAAACAATCCGGGCAGCGGAAGCTTTCAGATCAGTCGGTACGATGCAGGGGCTGCAGGACTCACTGAGGACAATCTCATTTTAGTGAAGCTTGATGGGCAGCCGCTGTTCAAATGGATCATCGAATCAGTCAAACCCTCCTATGTATCATCGGATGAGCATCAACTAATCGCGGTGAGCGGCCGGGGTGTGCTTTCGCTGTTATGTAGGGCTGTCGTCTATCCAGAAAACCTGGGGCAACCTCAGTTGGATCGCCTTTTCACCGGTACAGCCAGCACCGTACTACGCACTCTGATCCTTGAGGCTCAGCATCGTGGCAGTCTTCTGGGTATCGACATTGGCTGGGAGAATGACCGTGACAGCATCGGCAATGTATTTATTGAGGATGTGAATCTCTCCTTCCATGTGGGTACCCCGTTAAGTGAAGTGGTTTCCAAGTTCACCGAAGGATTAGGCTACTTTGACATTGAAATGACACCGAATCTGAAGCTCAATATCTACAAGGACCGCAGTGTGGACCTGCATGAGACGGTTATCTATCGGCCAGGTCAGGCGATTTTGAGTCACCAGCATCAGATCGACACGAGTAAACTCGTCAATGAGATCCTGGTGGAAGGCAAGGAAAAACAGCTTGCTATATCAACCCATCCCGAATCTGCCTATACCTTTGGAAGACGGGAGGGCTACCTTTCAGCCAATAACATCCAGTCAGGACTCAGCGAGTACGGAGATGCCTATCTCAAACGAATGGCCCTTCCCCAATGGGGGATCCAGGGTACGGTGGTGAAGTTTGCTGATGAAAACGGCTATAAGCTAAAGCCACTGGAGACCTTTGGGATCGGCGACTGGATCGGCTGGACCATCCCGCCTGAGGGTCATGATCCGGTAGGTTTCAGCGACAAGGTTAAGGTCCGAGGAATCACAGTCAGTGAGAATGAAGAAACCGGTGCCTTGGAATACACCCTGGATCTAAATAACACCATGCTCGAACATGAAATCAAAATGAATCAGAAGGTGGAGCGATTCACCCAGTTCACCGGATCGGATGTGCTCTCGACCCCTTCATCCAGCAGCGAAGGATACTCTGAATCGGAGGTGAACCAACTTCTACAAAATAAAGCAAATAAGGTCCATGAGCATGAGTACGCCTTGCCAGAGCACACCCATAATTTCACAGAGCTCACAGACGCCCCAGGGTCATTAGCTGGCCATGGACGAAAAATGGTAGTCGTGAATGCCGAGGAAACTGCATTGAAATTTCAATCCAACATTCGCTCGTTTGCTTTCTTTGTTGGAGGCTTACTTAGTGTCAAATCCGGTATCACATCCATTTTATGTCCGATGCCCCTGGAGATTATCGCAGTACTTCTCAGCGTAGATAATGCGCCCATGGGCAGCAGTCTCATTTGCGATGTGAACCTTAATGGAATTAGCTTATATCCTAATAATAAGCCGACTATCTCGGCCGGCAGTTTATCGGCAACAGTAGCCCTACCCCCTATGACAAGTCTTCCCTACAGCAGCAAGATCAGCCTGGACATTGACCAAGTGGGTTTCTCCTTTGCCGGAGTAAGCCTTAGTATGACCATCGTTTGTGAGGTGAGCTAATGGCGATCAGTAATTTAGCCAAGGGTAAAATCACCTGGTTCAATTCCGGCAATTCTGCAAAAACAACTACATGGCGCTATCTGCTTCTCACCGATGGAGTCAAAATCAGCACCCAATACTTAGATGGGGGATCATCCAATAACGGACAGCCCCTGAAAATCACCTTGGATTTGGGCCATATATGCTCCATCAGTGAAATCAAGGTCTGGCACTATTTTTCAGATAGCAGAATTTACTACAACAGCATGGTTGAAGTCAGCGCTGATGGGATCTCCTGGACAACGATTTTTGATAGCTCGCTAAATGGAACTTATACGGAAACAAGTAGCGGAAAAACCCACACCTTCCCGCCATTAGAAGCTCGCTATATCCGTGATGGGATTAAAGGCAGTAATAAAAATACCAGTAATCACTGGGTAGAAATCGAAGTCTGGGGAGAGGATCCAGAGCCGGATTTAAAGGTTAGTCTCCCGTCAATTGCGGATGCCAACACGAACGGTGGAGCTGTCAGTGCTGCCAACGGCACCGGGACCTTCATTACCGCAGGATCCTACACCGGAAACCAGCAGCAATATGATCTGGATCTATGGCTGAAATTTGATCTTTCCACTCTCCTGGGGATTCCTTCGAGCTCAATTCGCCAGGCCATCCTCAGAATGTACTATTACTACGGTGATATTCCGGAGCGCATCATGCAGCTGGAGATTTATCCAGTAACGTCTGCCTGGGATGAAGTAGCAGTCACCTACGCGACAAGGCCAACTTGGGGACCTCGAGTTGATGTACTGCAATCACCATCGGTAGCCAATACGGGATATGGTTGGCGCGAAGCAGATGTCACGACCCTGGTGAAAGCTTGGATTGACAATCCGTCCATGAATTTTGGAGTACGGGCCGATCATACCGGGGTGGAACAACCCAACTCCCCGAGCTCGGGCGATTGGAATCATCAAAGGTACTATACCCGCGAGTACAATGGTGGCAGTCACGCTCCCTATATTGAGGTGCAGTACACATTAGGACAGACTGAAGAAGTCCAGACTGTGATGGTCCAGTTCATATAGACACTTTTTTACTGAGCCATCGGGCTCATTTTTATTTGAGGAGGAATGTGGAATGAAAGAACTTATTAATACGATCCAGATGATCGTTGCGGTGCTTGGCGGCTATATCGGCTACTTCCTGGGCGGTTGGGATGGCTTTCTTTATGCCCTGGTAGCCTTTGTCGTCATTGATTACATCACAGGGCTCATGGTAGCGGTGTTAGAGAAAAGGCTCTCCAGTGAGGTGGGATTTCGGGGCATCTTCAAAAAGGTCCTGATCTTTTCACTGGTGGCAGTGGGTCACATCATTGACTCGAGGCTAATCCAGAGCGAAGGAGTGATCAGGACCGCAGTCATCTTCTTCTATTTATCCAATGAAGGCATCAGTATCTTGGAGAACACCGCAAAGATCGGTCTGCCCATCCCGGAGAAATTAAAGGCAGTCTTAGAACAGCTCAACCAGGAGGAATCAAAATGAACTTACAAAAACTGATCCTAACTAATAACGCCTGTTTTAAGGCTGGAAAGACGATCGTGCCCAAGGGCATCATGGTCCACTCAACCGGGGCCAGTAACCCCAACCTGAGGCGCTACGTGGGGCCTGACGATGGACTCCTGGGCAAGAACTTATATGGCAATCACTGGAACCAGGACAGGCCCGATGGCAGGCAAGTCTGCGTTCATGCTTTTATTGGAAAGCTCTCTGATGGGACCATTGCTACCTATCAGACACTTCCATGGGATCATCGTGGCTGGCATGCTGGCGCTTCTGCCAATAACACCCACATTGGGTTTGAAATCTGCGAGGACGGCCTTGCGGATCCTTCTTATTTCAAAGCAGTCTATAAAGAAGGCGCTGAGCTATGTGCTCTTCTGTGTTCGATTTATGGTCTTACCGAGAATTCCATCATTTGCCATAGCGAGGGCTACAAACTCGGCATTGCCAGCAACCACAGCGATGTCATGCATTGGTTCCCGAAACACGGCAAGAGCATGGATTCTTTTCGAGCAGAGGTCGGGCGACTCCTTAAACTTCATGAATCCGAACAAGCGTCGAAGGATACCGCCAATAGACTCTATCGTGTTCAACTTGGTGCGTATCGCGTCAAGGCAAATGCTGAGGCGATTCTCACGAAGCTTAAGGCCGCGGGTTTCCAAGATGCCTTCATCAAAACCGAATAAGTGTACTGTGCCTATCGAGATGCTCTGCTCTCGATAGGCCTTTTTTTTATTCCATTCGTTCAAATGGCTGTTTCACCTCCATTGGGTAATGAGATCAAGTTTCTAATTGGAGGACCAGAGATGACCACTGAACAAAAAGAAAGAATTACATGCATGCGGAATGAAGGCTACGGATATACAGCGATTGCCAAAGCAGTAGGACTTGGAAAAGATAATGTTAAGGCATTCTGCCGTGTTCATCACCTTGGTGGAGTGAAAGCTCAAAGCAATGCTCGAGTCAAACCGGATCAGGATTTCTGTCTCGCTTGTGGAAAGATCCTAATCCAAATTCCCGGCAGAAAAAAGATGAAGTTCTGCTCCCCTGATTGCCGCCAAGCGTGGTGGAATGCCCACCCAGAACAAGTCACGCGAAAAGCCAATTACTCTTTCACTTGCAAGAGCTGTCACAGCTCATTCATGGCCTACGGTAATACTGGCCGTAAGTATTGCAGCCACGACTGCTACATTGTTGATCGATTCAAGGGTGGTGAACTCGATGAGTGAATTCCAGTTTCAAGCCGAAAAAAAGTATCAGGTTTCGCTGGCAATAGCGACATCACTCCTTAAAAAAGGACTCCTGACCCAGGAAGAATACAGCGTTATAGACTCAAAGCTACTGGAGAAATTCCGACCATCTTTAGGTACATTATTGTCCGAAAATGCGTTGACTTAACAGCCCTTCAGAGTGATGTAT